CGTTAACGCGGCCACGGACGACGGCTGGTTCTACGTCAGCTACGCCGGGACAGACATGAACAACCCGGCCTCGACGTCCAACCTGAGCCTCTACAGCGGCGACGGACTGCACTGGGTTGCTGGCGGACACGCCATTGTGGCGGACGTGGTGAAAACCGTCACGCTCCCCGCAATCTACAGCTACCTCGGCGTCTAATCGCGCTCTGATCCGGCAGGAACCGGAACCCCCGTGAGAACCGGGGGCCACTACCCGAGAGACCGAAGGTAGCCACACCGCTCGACGCAAGCACTCGATCCCTGAGGGGACGCTGATGCTCAAGCAATCGCCGGTGGCCTATGCCTATCCATCTCACACGCCTTCCCAAAGACGAGCCCCAAGACCTCTAGCGGATGCTTTAGGTGGCGGGACAACTTCGACAGGGGCGGAGCGAGTGCGTGGGGGCTGAACCCTTCCACACCTCACTCTCGGAGATACCCCTATGGCTGACAACACCCTGAGCCGCATCGGTCAGGCCAACCTGGCTGGCGCTACGGACGCTCTGTTCCTGAAGCTCTACGCCGAAACCCTGACCGCCTTCGCCCGCACCACCAAGGCCAAGGACCGCCACTACGTTCGCCAGATCGCCAATGGCAAATCGGCCCAGTTCCCCACCATCGGTCGCGCCGCCGCGCGCTACCATACGCCGGGCACCGAGATCGTTGGCCAGACGATCCCGCACAACGAGAAGATCATCACCATCGATGGTCTGCTCATCGCCGACGTCTCCGTCGCGGAGATCGATGAGGCCATGTCGCACTTCGACGTCCGCAACGAGTACGCTCGTCTGCTGGGCGAAGAGCTGGCCATGGAGTTCGACCGCAACGTCCTTCGCACCGGCATCCTCGCCGCGCGTTCGACCGGCTGGCACGCTTCGATGCCGGGCGGCACCAAGCTCATCTCCGCCAACTCGAAGACCGTGGGCCTCGACCTCGCCGCCGCCATCTACTCGGCTGGCGTCACCCTGGACGAGAACTGGTGCCCGGAGACGGAGCGTTACGCCTACATCAAGCCCGTCCAGTACGCGCTCCTGGTCCAAGAGACCAAGAACATCAACAAGGACTGGGGCGGCGCTGGCTCCTACGCCGATGGCACGATCCAGAAGATCAACGACATCGAGCTGGTGAAGACCAACAACCTGCCGACGACCAACGTCACCGGCACGTTCTCCTCGAAGTACGACGTCAACGCGGTCAACACGGCCGCGCTGGTCCTGCACCGCAACGCGGTCGGCACCGTCGATCTGCTGTCCATGAAGATGGGCAAGGAGTGGTCGGAGCGCCGCCAGTCCACGCTGGTCGTCGCCAAGAAGGCGTGCGGTCACGGCGTTCTGCGCCCTGAAGCCGCCGTCGAGATCGCCACGGCGTAAGCCCTGACGACACCCCTAGGGGCCACCTTCCAGACCATCGGAGGGTGGCCCCTTTTTTTCGCCCCACCCCAAGGAGACACCCAGATGGACGCGACGTCGCCCACAACCGAACTCCAAGCGGTCAACATCATGCTCTCCCTGATCGGGGAGATGGAGATCGATGACCTGAGCCTTGCCGCGTCCAACGCTGACGTCCAGATGGCCCTGTTCATCCTCCGCTCGGCCACCCGCACCGTGCAGACCAAGGGCTGGCAGTTCAACACCGAGACCGGCCGCACGCTCTACCGTGGCCCCAACTCCGAGATCGCCCTGCCGTCCAACGCGGTGCGCTGCTCGAAGCCAGAGGACCCGCAGCTGCAGCAGGAGGACGTCCGCTTTACGATCCGTGGCCAGCGCCTGTTCAACCAGACCACCAACAGCTTCGTCTGGGATGTGGATGTGGTGGCCGACCTGACGCTCCTCCTGCCGTTCGAGGAGCTGCCCGAGCCCGCCCGGAACTACATCGCGGAGAAGGCGGCCCAGCGGTTCCAAGACCGGAAGCTGGGCTCCACGACGCTCCGCTCGTTCACTGCGGATGACATGGCTGACGCCTCGGTCGCCCTCATGGACTACGAGCTGGACGATGGCGTCTACAACCTGCTGGTCCACCCCTCGACCGCTGCGATCTGGCTGCGCTGATGTCCCTCGTCAGTCAGACCATCAGCAACCTCGCCAACGGCATCAGCCAACAGGCCCCGACGGCGCGCTCCCCCTCACAGGCCGAGCTGCAGGAGAACTGTCAGTCCACCGTGGTTGATGGCCTCCGCCGCCGCCCACCCACGCACCACATCGCGAAGGTCTCCACGGCCACCACCTACGGGGACGCCTTCGTCCACACCATCGACCGGGACTCGGCCGAGAAGTACGCCGCTGTGTTCCTCGACGGGCTGGTCAAAGTGTTCGACCTTCAGACCGGCGAAGAGCAGACCGTGAACCACCCTGACGGCTGGGACTACCTAGACGCTGCTGACCCCAGGACGACCATCCGCGCCACCACTGCGGCCGACTTCACGTTCGTCATCAACCGCGCCGTCGAGGTGGGGATGCTCGCGGAGCTGTCTCCCGTCCCCGCACCCAAGGCGATGGTCTTCTTCCGCTCGGCCACCTACCGCGAGAAGTTCGTCCTCAAGGTCAACTCCAATGAGTGGTCGCTGCAGATGCCCCTCCTGGGCGGCAGCAATAACAACAGCCAGTGGCTCTCGACCAACATCACCGCGAAGGGCTTCCACGAGCTGCTCACCACCGGAAGCGTGACCGCGCTGGCCTCGACGGACACCACCCCGTTCTCCTCGACCGCAACCATCACCTCCCTCGGCTTCACCGCCACGCTGGAGGGCTCGATCATCACCATCACCCGCTCCGACGGTGCTGACTTCACGATCTCCGGGGTGGACGGCAACGGCAACGAACACATGAAGGTCATCAAGGGCACCGTCCAACGGTTCTCCGACCTCCCGCGCATCGGCATCGACGGCTTCTCTCTGAAGGTGGTCGGTGACCCCGACAACAACGCCACGGACTACTGGGTTCAGTACCGCACTGAAGAGCCCGATCCCGTCGCCCTCTCGCTGCCAGCTGGTGGTGACACTGGCGAGGTTGGCGGCTCTGGCGGTGGTGCTGGCGGCATCACCCCGTTCGATCCGTACGAGCGCGATCCCTACTTCGCCTTCATCCCATAGGAACCCACCTGCATGACGACCACCTCATCGACAGGCGGATGGTTCGAGACTGTCGCCCCCGGCGTGCAGATCAAGCTCGACCCGGCCACCATGCCCCACGCCCTCGTCTCCGAAGGTGGCGGGGTGTTCACCTTCAAGCAGCTCGACTGGGACCCGCGCGGGGCAGGGGACGACAACAGCTGTCCAGCACCCTCGTTCGTCGGGCGCAAGCTCAACGACATCTTCTTCGCCCGCAACCGGCTGGGCCTCCTGTCCGGCGAGAACGTCATCCTCTCGCGGGCGGGGGGTAGCTACTATGCGTTCTTCCGCGAGAAGGCCTCCCAGATACTCGACACCGACCAGATCGACGTTGCCTCGACGGACAAGGAGATCAGCCTCCTGACTGCGGCCCTGCCGTTCAGCGAGGACATCCTGCTCTTCTCGTCCAAGGCGCAGTTCCGCCTGACGTCCGGCTCCGAGCTGATGACGTCCAAGACCGTCGAGCTGCGCCCCCTCTCGCGCTTCCCCAACTTCACTGGCGTCTCGCCCGTGGTGTCTGGTGGGGCCATCTACTACGCCTCCGACAGCGGCAAGAACTCGCTGCTGATGGAGATGCTGGTGGACCAAGGAGGGGCCGTTTCCGGTGACCTGACCGCCCACTGCCCGCGCTTCCTTCCGCCCAACCTGCAGAAGATCGCGTGGTGTAGCGCGGAGAACGTCGGGGTCACCCTGAGCCGCGCCGAGCCGAACGCCGTGTACGTCTACGGGTACTACTCGCAGGGCCAGGAGCGCCTCATGGCGAGCTGGTCGAAGTGGACTTGGGACGAAGGGGATCGCATCCTCGATGTCAGCGTCACCGGGTCCGACCTCGTGCTGGTCATTCAGCGGGCCGACGGGCTCCACATCGAGGCCATGTCCCTCTCGCCCGCGCACAACGACATCGGGTCGGACCACACGATCCACCTCGACCGCCGCGTGACCGAGGACCAGTGCGTCGTGGACTACGAGGAAGCCACCGGCCTCACCGTGGTCACCCTGCCGTACAGCAACGCAGCGCCCGGCCTTCAGGTCTGGCAGCGCCTCTCGGCAGGATCGATCGACATCCCCCGGCAGCTGCACATGGTCCGCCGTGGGGCCAACCAGCTGGTCCTGACTGGCAACCAAGAGGCCACCCCGTTCTTCGTCGGGTTCGCCAACGAGGCTGTCTACGAGTTCAGCCAGCAGTACCTCCGCCAACAGGACACAGTCCGCACCGATGGACGCCTCCAGCTCCGCAGCTTCGCGATCAACCACGGGCGCACCGGAGGCTACATCGCCGAGGTGTCCAACCCTTCGCGGGCTTCGACGGCCACGGTGAACCTCCAGAACTTCGCCTCTGACGCATGGAGCGCCCTGACGTCGTACGATGGGACGCCCATTGAAGCAGAGGGGGTGGGCCTGACGTTCGCGGACCCTGAGGACTACGTGAACAGCTACACCGGGTCCATCTCCGGGTCCGTGGCTGGCGTGGTCCCAGATGGCCGGTACTTCCTCCGCCTCTCCGCTCCTGGGGCCACCGACACGGACGTCCTCATTGCCTCGGACTTGACGTTCAGCTTCGCGACCAGCCCGTCTGGGGTGAAGTCCGTCAGCCTGATCCGCGCCAGAGACGGCGTCCCGGTCCATCGGCAGGTGTTCGGCCTCGGCGGCCCCACCGGGCTGTTCCTCGTGGCACCCGGAGACCGCTTCGTGATTGAGCCCGGCGTCTTCATGGCGCGTGAGGTTCCCCCCGGCGACGGCGGGCTGGTGATCCGCGAAGGCACGGCCTCGATCCGCTCTCAGGCCAAGGCCATCCTGGCTGCCTGTGCCCGCGACGAGGAAGAGCAAGCCGTCGGCTGGACACGCGCCCTCCTGCAGACTCAGCGCCCCGACGGTGTGTTCCCTGAAGAGGTGAACCCGGAGTCTGGCGAAGAGGTGGACGAGATCGGCTACGACCTTGAGACGCAGATGTGGGTCGTCCTGGCCCTCGCCCGCGTGATGGCTGTCTACCCTGCCAACCGCTACGCAGAGGACATCACCGGCCAGCTCAACGACCTCGTCGCGTTCCTCGAAGGGGACCACCTCCAGACCATCATGGCGCTGCCCACCACGGGCCTCATCGTGTTCGATGGAGAGGCCTCCACGCGGGTCAACCTCCTGGCCTACTTCGCGTTCAAGGCGGCCGGGGAACTCACCCGCGCAGCCGACTTGGCCGACGACATCATGGCCAAGCTGTGGAACCCCGCAGAGGGGCGCTTCGTGGCTGGCGCTGATGAGGACGCACCGTTCGACCTCGACCAGCTCCTCGTTGAGTCCCTCGCCCCGGCGTTCCTCGTGGACATCGGCAAGGTGGAGTTGGCCAAGCTGGCGGAGCTGTGGCAGCAGTACTACGTGTCCGGCTCCGGCCGTGCGCTCGGTCTCGCTGAGACGGCCATCGGGCTGGAAGTCCAAGGAGACTGGGACGCCACACCCACCGCGCTGGACGCAGGGACCACGCTGGAGGCCATCATCTCAAAGCTGGCCCTCGGTGACCGGGCATCGGCTCGCGCCGCTCTGGCCGCACTGGAGCCCGCCACAGGGCTATCCCCGGATGCCCTCGCCATGATCTGCATCGTGAGCGAACCTCAGGGCGTCTTCTCGCTGGGCAGCCCAACGCCGCTGTGGACCGAAGGGTCCGTGGTGGATGACCGCAGCCAGACCTTCACCTACCGATTCCTCGCGCCCGGCCCATCGTCGGACGGCAGGTTCTCCTTCCCGGTGAACATGAACAGCGAGGACGCCGTGGTCCGCCTCAAGTCCCTCGGTGCGCTCCCCTTCGGAGCCCTGTCCGCAGAGATCGAAGGGTTCTTCACGGCACGGGCGTCGAAGGTCTGATGCTCCGCGCAGTACCGGCCACCCTGGCCCACGCTGCAGCCATCCTTCCGACACTCCGCCCAGAGGATCGACGAGAGATCATGTCGTCGTCTGGCCGCACCGCTGAGTCCTCACTGGGCCGCGCTGTGGCCGTCTCTGAGCGGGCGTGGGCGGCACTCGACGAGCATGGGCACGTTGTCCTCCTCTTCGGTGTCGCCCGCCTGTCGAAGGCTACCGGCTCCCCGTGGATGGTGGCCTCAACCAAGATCGGTCCCCACGCCCGTCAGATCGCCCGCCTCACGCGCCCGCTTGTCGATGCGCTTCAGGTGGACTTCCCGGTCCTCGTGAACGCCGCCGACAGCCGCAACAAGCTGCACCTCCGCTGGCTGGCGTGGTCGGGGTTCACCTTCACCCGCCAATCCCTCGCCAAGGACGGCACCCCCTTCATCGAGTTCATCAGGATCAAGCGCCCATGTGCGACCCAGTAACATTCACGGCCCTCACGGCCGCCGGGCTTTCAACCTCCGCAGCAGCCTCCGCCGCAGTCGCCGCTGGCACTGCAGCCGTTGGAGGCCTCGGTGGTGCGCTCGCCATTGGCTCAGGGCTCGCCGGGATCGGGGGCTCAGTCCTCAGTTACCAGCAGCAGAAGGCCATGTCCGAGGCCACCGCGAACGCCGCCAACAATGCCTACGAGCAGGACGCGCGGTCCATCTCCCAGCGCCAGATGCAGGAGCAGGACGCCACCGCCTCCGGCAACTTCGCCAACGCTCAGGAGTACGCCGCCGCTCGCGCCTCCGGTATCGTGGCAGCGGAAGGGTCCGGCATCAGTGGCCTCTCCGTGGATGCCCTGCTGAACGACCTCGCGGGGCAACAGGCTGCACGCCAGAAGACGGCCGACACCAACCTCGGCTGGACCCTCGCGCAGATGCAGCAGGAGAAGCTCGGTGCCGCCGCACAGCGTGACAGCCGCATCCTCTCCGCCCCCAAGCCCAGCTCGCTAGGCCTCGCCCTCCAGATCGGCGGTCAGGCTCTCGGCGGGTTCGACGCTTACAAGACCCGCACCGATCCGAAGTGGAGTACCCCCCGCCGTGGCTAACCCCATCGTCCAGAACCTGCAGCCAACCCAGCGCCTCAACCCCACGGCCAGCCCGACGAACACCTACGTCCAGCCGGGGCAGGGCAACACACAGGACTTCCTTCGCGCCCTCGGCACGTTGAACCCTGTGCTGGACCAGTTCGCCCAGCGCCTCTCAGATCAGGACCGCGTGAAGCAGGAGGCCTCCGCCGAACGCAAGATCGGGGGGATGACCTACGAGGAGAGCCGCGCCGCCGTGAAGGCTGGAGAGCTGCCTGAGTTCGCGTCCCCGTGGTTCCGCGCCGCCTTCGAGAAGCAGACCGGCATCCGCATGGCCAACGAAGTCCGCCGCAAGGCCGAGGCTGAACTGGCCACCATGGACGTCACCACTGCCGATCCTGAGGCCCTCGTCGCCACCTTCGTTGAGGAGGCCAACGCCGAGATCGACGGCAGTGGCTCCCAGTTCCTCGCCGCAGGTTTCTCCAGCGCCCTCGACGGTGTTGGCGAGAAGGTGAGGGACGCCGTCAACTCCGCGCGCATCAAGAGGACCGTCGAAGTCCGCGATGCCAACGCCTACGAGAACGGCCTGGGGCTCGTCGAGCGGTTCACGCAGACCGGACCTGACGGGCAACCCGTGGTCGGGGACGGCAGGGCGCTGCTGACCAGCTACCGGCTGGAGATGCAAGCCAACCGCGACACCCTCGGCATGAGCTACGCCGATCAGGACAAGATCACCGCGCGCATCATCCAGACGCTCGCCCAGAGGCCCGGCATGGAGGATGTGATCCGCCAGCTGGGGTCCCTCGACCGTGACGCTGGGATCGCCGTCAGCTCGAAGATGGGTCCGCAGTTCGACACGCTACTGCTTCAGGCTCAGGCCGCCACCGAGCGCCAGCAGAACGACGCCATCCAGCCGCAGATCGCAGACTGGACCATCCGGGCCGACTCCGGTGACGCAACCCAGTTCGACGAGAAGGCCTTCGACGCCTTCGCTGCAGCCAACCCCACGATCCTCACCGGCTCCTTCGTGGCCAGCATCAAGCTGCGCTACAAGAACGCCGTGGAACAGGCAGCGGCCAAAGCCTCCGCAGCTCTCGCCTCGACGGCCAAGGACACCGTCATCACGGGCGCGACTCCCCGGCTGGTCAACCTCGCCCGCACCGGTCTCATCGCCGAGGTGGTCGGGGACACGACGGTCGAGGTCAACGGGCGGTCGGTCACCCTGACGCAGACCGAGATGCGCGAGATTGGCCTCCGTGGTGCAGCCGAGCAGATCGTTGCCGAGGGCACTGCCCAGAAGCTGTCGCCCGAACGCATCCGCGCCAACGTCATCGGCCTCTACGGGCAGAACGGCGAGGTGGACCCGGTGGCCAAGTCGCGGATCATCGCCGCCGTCCAAGCCTCGGTGGTGCCTGGGGACGTCTCCGAGACGCTCCTGCAGTACCTCCCAGAGATCAGGGCCGTGGCGTCCGAGAGCCCCGAGATGCTCCACCTGATCGTCCCCGACGAGCGCAGCCGCATGTTCCTTGAAGCCATCGACGTCGGTCTCGACACGGGGCTCGGGGAGCGGGAGGCCATCCGCGCCGCTGAGTTCCGCCGCCAGAACTACGACACGCTCGCCCGCCCTGAACCCGCCGTCATGAAGTCCCTCGTGGCCAGCGTGAAGGGCAAGCTCGGTGGTGGTCCTGCGGCTGAGGCTCTTGGACGGACCATCGAAGCCCGCGTCCGCTACTACGCTGCCACCGGGGTGACTGGTGACGCCCTCGTCAAGCGCGCCCGAGACAGCATCCTCGCGAGGAGCGTCAAGATCGGGAACGCCTACGTGGACATCTCCGGCACCGGGGTTGCTCCCACCCGCGCCCAGCCCGTCTTCGAGGAGGCCGTCGATGCTCTCCAAGAGGCCCGTCCAGAGTTCAAGGGGGCCATCGGGTGGGTCGCGATGTCCGAGGGCTCCAAGCAGTTCATGGCTGTGGACGCCATGCGGAACCCCATCCCCGGCTCCACCCGCACGTGGGACGAGCTTTCCTCCATGTACGACAGCCGCCGGGCCGCCCGCCTCAAAGCTGAAGCAGACCGCAAGGCAAAAGGCAAACCCACCACCCTCGGGACCATGATGGTCTCCCCATCCCTGATGTTCTAGGAACCCCATGGCTGAACTGAGCTACAACAGCGCCAACTCCAATGTGAGGGCGGCGATTGCCGAGGCTGCGCGCCTGACCGGAGAGTCCGAGGAGTTCCTGGCTCGCACCGCAGCCCGCGAGTCCTCGTTCAACCCCAACGCCAAGGCCCCCACCTCGTCGGCCACCGGTCTCTTCCAGATCATCGACGGAACGTGGGAAAGCCTGACCACGAAGTACGGTGCGAAGTACGGCATCACGCCCCAGACGTCGCGCCTCGACCCTCGGGCCAACGCGATCATGGGTGCCGAGTACGCCCGCGAGAACCGGACGGCCCTGCAGCGATCCCTCGGCCGCGCCCCCACGGACGGTGACCTCTACGTCGCCCACTTCATGGGGGCCGGTGGGGCCTCGGCGCTGATCAAGGCGGCCGAGCGTGACCCTCGCGGCAATGCGGCTGCCCTGTTCCCCGAGCAAGCTGCCGCCAACCCGGCAATCTTCTACCTCGACCCGAAGACGCGGCTCCGCCCCAAGGAGCTGTTCACGGTGGTCGGCGACCTGCGCGCCAAGGTCGGTGCCGGGGACACTCGGGTCAACGCCCCAGCCACCTCTCCGATGGGCGCGATGGCGAACACCTTCGTGGAGTCTCCTCAAGGCCCCCCGAAGCCGAACGCTTGGCAGCTGTACATGATGGCCGCCGAGCAGGAGCAGACCCAGATGATGCTCGGGCAGTTCGCCGCCACCATGGGCAGCTCCGAGATGGCTCCTGACGAGAACTTCAGGTGGACCCCGGAGCTGATCAAGGAGACGACCGCAGACCTCCCCGAGGAGTACGCCAAGTACGTCGTCGAGAACGCCCGCAGCCGCGCCCAGGTCGATCACTACCGCGAGCTGGCCCAGCGCGACATGGAGAACGAAGAGACCCTCGGCGAGCAGGGCTGGCTGGCCAACCTCGGCTACCGTGGCGCGGCGATCCTGACCGACATGCCGACTTGGCTTGCAGGTGGGGTGGCTGGGAAGCTCGTCGCTGGGGCCAAGGCCACCAAGGCCGTCATGGCTGCCCGCGCAGGGTTCATCGCCGTGGCTGAGACCGCTCCCGCCGAGATCGCCAAGATGAACCTGAGGCCCAGCTACGGGATCGACGACGCCCTCATCGCTGGGACCGCGTCGTTCGCTTTCGGTGCGGGCTTCGGTGCCCTCTTCGGCAAGCCTGGGGCCGAGCTGGACGACGCCTTCCAAGGTGCCGCCCGCAAGGCTCAGGGAGACGCGCTGGAGGCCGACGGCAACGCGCTGACACGTGCGGGTCAGGCCTACTTCCGAGGCCCCTCCACGGCCCAGAGCGGGGGCGCAGCGGCCACTCCTGCTGGTGCCCTCGGGCAAGTCGGCGACAAGTCCGCCCTGCGCGCCCTCGACATCTCCACGATGGGCCAGCTGGCCAAGTCCAACAACCCCGAGGTCCGCGCCTTCGCTCCCCAGCTGGACGTTGACGCCATGGGCGATGGCGGTGCCTCACTGCGCCCCATCGAGTCGGCCTTCGAGTACGCGCGCATGGCCACCCAGGCCACCGACGCCATGGTCAAGCGCAAGGTCAACGACGCCTTCGACAGCTGGGCCGAGGCACGCGGTGTTCCCCTCGCTGACCGCTTCACCGGCAAGGCCCGTGACGACTTCATGGAGGACGTCGGGCGCGAGATCGTGGTTCCGACCAAGTCCGATCCCAACGTGACGGCCGCAGCTGACGCCGCTCGCCCCGGCTTCAAGCGGGTCCTCGACGATGCCCGTGAGAGCGGCGCGGAGTGGGCCAAGGCTGTGCCCGACGATCCCAACTACTTCCCCATGGTGTTCGACGCGGCCAAGATCGAGCGATACACCGCGACCATCGGCGACACCGGGATCGAGCAAGTCATCGCCCGCGCCATGATGGCCGCCCAGCCCAAGCTCGCAGCGGAACTGGCCGAGAAGATCGCAGCGCGATACCTCAAGGTCATCAAGTCGGCGACCGATGGCTCCACCGCCAACGTCTCCCACGCGATCAGCGGCATGGACACCGAGGCTCTCCGCACCCTGCTGCGCGAGACGGGCACCCCCGACGAGGACATCGAGGCCTTCCTGGCCGCCAACAAGTCCTCCGCCAAGCGTGGCCCCGGAAACTTCAAGCGCCGCACGCTGATGGACAGCGAGACCCAGTGGCCGACCGGGGAGATGCGCCGTGGCCCATCAGGGAAGATGGAGCCCGTCTACCTCTCCGTCCGCGACCTGACCGACATGAACTTCGAGCGGGTCTGGGAGCGGTACAACCGGAGCATCAACGGCCACATCGCCATGGTGCGGCAGGGCTTCCAGACGCAGGGGGCCTTCGAGACGCACATCCGCAGGATCACCATCGAGAACGCCAACAGCTTCCCCGGCTACACAGCGAACCACGCCAAGGAGGACTATAAGCGTCTGCGGTTCCTCGGCGACAGCGTCTATGGCATCCCGACGCACAACATGGATGAGAAGTGGCAACAGGCCACCGGCATCCTGAGCGACTGGAACTTCTCCCGGTCGATGGGTCAGTCCGGCGTGGCCCAGCTCGGCGACATGCCGAAGCTGATCCACAAGGTGGGCTTCAAGGCCGCCTTCAGCGAGTTCCGCCTTGGCGACATCATTGACGTCTTCCGCACTGGCAACAGGTCCATCAGGGACAAGCTCGTGGCGGACCTCGAAGACTTCACCGGGGTCGGCACCCATCGGACCCGGCAGACCATCGTCGCCGCGTACAAGGGGATCGACGAGTTCTACGCCGAGAGCCAGACCATGGGCACGCTCAGTCGCGTCCGTCAGGTGACCCGCACGATGGCCAACGTCACCGGCCTCGTGTCCGGAATGACGCCCTCCGTGGACTTCCTCGGCAGGTGGGCCACCAGAGCCTTCACGCGCGAGCTGGCCGCCCTCACCAAGGGCACCCGGAAGCTGTCGGCCAAGCTGATGAACGACAGAGGGCTCACCCCCGAGCTGCTCGAACGCTTCGGCAAGCTGGTGGACCAGATGGACATCGACCCGCGCGGCACAATCCTCGACATGAACCTCGACAAGCTCAAGGCCTTGGACCCGGAGGGCTACACGCAGATGCGCCTGTACGTCTCCCGGCAAGCCCGACTGACGGTCCTCGAACACTCCCCCGGCATGCTCCCCATGTGGGCTCAGAGTCCGCTCGGGAGGCTGGCCGTGCAGTTCCGCACGTTCTCCATCGCGAGCCACGCGGCCAACACCCTGCACAACATCAAGCTGGGTCCGGCCTACGCGGCTCAGTCGCTGCTGCTGACCTCGGTCTGGGCGGGGATGATCTACGCCCTGCACCAGTACACGAAGTCCATCGGAAGGCCGGATCAGGACGAGTACCTCCAGAAGACCTTCGCGCCTGACAAGTTCCTCGCCTCGGCGCTGGGACGCTCGGCCGACGCTGGTCTGCTCCCGATGATGACCGACAGCACCGTCTTCTGGCTGCTCAACAAGACGACCGGCATGGAGAGCCCCTTCCAGTACAGCAGGACGACCGGCCTCTCGACTGGCATCATGGGCAACCCGACGATTGACCTGATCAATGACCTCACTACCGGCGCTGGAGAGCTGGTCGCCGACCCACTGCAGAAGGGGAAGGTGTTCACCAAGGAGGACGCCAAGCGCCTCCAATCCCTTCTCCCCCTCAACAACACATACGGTGTCGCCAATGCCATGGCAGCGATCACCGGCAGACTCCCCAAGAAAGAGCCTGATGACACCTTCGGAAACCGCTGACCCCCTCTCCTCGTCGGGGTCGGGCGTAGCTGAGATCATGCTGGGGCTGGGCCGCCTTGAGGGGCGCGTCGAGCAGTTCCTTACGCACCAGTCCCGGCATGAGGACCGCCTGAACAACCACGACCAACGCCTCGGCGTGCTGGAACGCGACAAGAGCAGCCGCTCGGGGGCCTACTGGCTCGCCGGAACGCTCGGTGCCGCCGTCTCCGCCATCGTCGGGCTGTTCGCCACCCTGAAAGGAATGGCCGGATGACCAAGAAGAGAGCCTCTGAGAACGCCCTGGGGGCGCTTCACGAGAAGATCGCCTCGGCGATGGCCGACAAGATCGAGAGTGGTGAGTACACCGCCGCCGACATGGCCAACGCCATCCGCTTCCTGAAGGACAACGGCATCAACGCCGACCTTCGCGCAGCAGTGCCGCACCAGAACGTCCTCGACGGGCCGGATGCTGGCCCCTTCGACGAAGACACGGAGCTGGACCGACTCAGGGCAGCGTTCTCTGGACCCCCCTCAGGACGCGCGTAGAGCGCCACACAGCCCCATCCATGAGCCCCGGTAGGTGAGAACCCGCCGGGGCTTTTTTTCGTCCCCACGGCGCTCCCTGCGCCCCGGAGAACCCCCACATGAGCGACACCACGTCGCGCCAAGTGCAGCGTGCTGATGAGCGCGCCCAGAAGAAGCAGTACCGCCTCTTCAAGAACTTCCTCGCGCGGACTTGGAGACACCTCCGGCTGCCCGATCCGACGCCTGTCCAGTACGACATGGCGGACTACCTCCAGTTCGGCCCCAAGCGGTGCGTGATCGAGGCCTTCCGGGGCGTCGGCAAGAGCTGGATCACGGCGGCCTTCGTCTGCTGGCTCCTCCTGCTGGACCCCCAGAAGAAGATCATGATCGTCTCGGCCTCCAAGGAGCGGTCGGACGCCTTCTCGATCTTCGTCAAGCGCCTGATCGCCGACATGCCCGAGCTGCAGCACCTGCGGCCGGACAAGAAGAAGGGCGACCGGGACTCAAACCTGATCTTCGACGTCGCCCCGGCCACCCCCGACCAGTCTCCCTCGGTGAAGTCGGTGGGGATCACGGGGCAGCTCACCGGCTCCCGCGCGCATGTCATCATCGCGGACGACATCGAGGTCCCGAAGAACAGCTTCACGGCCCCCATGCGCGAGAAGCTGGCCGAGCTGATCAAGGAGTTCGACGCGGTCATCAAGCCCGCCGAGGACTGCCCCCCTGACGAGCCCTCGCGGATCATCTTCCTTGGGACCCCCCAGACCGAGATGTCGATCTACAACCGCCTCCCTCCGCGTGGCTACGAGATCAGGGTGTGGCCAGCCCGCATCCCCGTGGACGCCAAGAAGTACAGCGGAACCCTCGCCCCCTTCGTACAGGCGATGATCGACTTCGGTGCCAAGCCCGGCCACCCGGTGGACGTCAAGCGGTTCACCGACGGGGACCTCGCCGAGCGCGAGCTGTCCTACGGCCGCTCAGGGTTCGCCCTGCAGTTCATGCTGGACACCAGCCTCTCAGACGCCGAACGCTACCCCCTCAAGCTCGAAGACCTGATGGTCATGGGCTTGGACATGGAGCGCGGCCCTGTCGCCCTGGCCCACGGCAAGGACCCCCGCAAGAATCTCCTCGAAGACCTGAGCCCTCCGGGGTTCGCCGGGGACTACTTCTGGGGACCCATGTGGGTGGACGCAGAGTTCTCCCCCTACGAGGGCTCTGTGCTGGCCGTAGACCCCTCAGGGAGGGGCTTGGATGAGACCGGGTATGCCGTGGTCAAGCAGCTCCACGGACGCCTCTTCCTGATGGCCTCTGGGGGCTTGAAGGGCGGTGCCACCCCGGAGAACCTCCGCAAGCTCGCCGACATGGCCAAGACCCACAAGGTCAACGCCGTGGTCATCGAGAAGAACTTCGGGGACGGCATGTACGGTGCCCTCCTCAAGCCGATCCTCTCGCAGGTGTGGCCATGCTCCCTTGAGGAGTGCCTCTCCACCGGCCAGAAGGAGACCCGCATCCTCTCCACCCTGGAGCCCATCGTCCAACAGCACAGGCTCGTGGTGGACCGGAAGGTGATCGAAGCCGACCTAGCCTCCGACGATCCCTCCTACAGCCTCTTCTACCAGTTCACCCGCCTCACGAGGGACCGGGGTGCCCTGGCCCATGAAGACCGACTGGAAGCCCTGCAGATGGGGGTCCAGTACTGGCTCAACCTCATCGGCGTTGACACCGACAAGGTCGCTGAAAGCCACCGTGAGGAACTCCTCATGGCTGACCTCTTAGCGTTCGAGGACATGGCTGGTCTCTCTGTGACTGGAGGAGCCTCAAGACCACGTTGGGTGGACGCATAGCCACAACCTCAAGTCCCACCCTTGGCTCATACCGGGGGTGGGCATTGAGTCACACCATAGGAGAGAGGCACCCAAAGACACTTATAGTGTATCTTATAGTGGTACCTATAGTGGCACTGATGGTGATGGTTCAGTGTGTGTCTATGTGTCTCTCTCCAAGCTCCTCATGAGGGGTAGAGTGGGTAGGGTATCCCCCACCATAGACCTCCTTGAGTGGCACCCATCGGATAGGCCCTTGGTGGGACCCTTAGTGGCACCGATGGAGATGCTGAAGTGGCACTGATGGTCCTGGGGTCTCCCGCGACCTACAGCATCACAAAAATCCGAGACGCCATGATGTATAACGAACGCGCGCCGACCCCCCGGTACCCCCATCGATGGTCCCCAATCGCCCCCTAGGGTCACAGAACGGGGTCACCTATGCCACCCACACCGCCCCGAGCCCCTTACGACACAAGGGAATGCACACGGATTGACAGTCTGGTGGTGTGTCCCTGCGCCGCCCCTGCGCCACCCCTGCGCCACCCGGCCCGACCTACAGCCGCCGCGTCCCTTTCGTGGGGTGTATGGTCACACCCAATGTGAACACGCGCTCACATGCCCGGTGTGATCAAACGCTCACATTCAGGCCTCAACGGTCTGTCCGTTTTTGCTCAGAGTGAGCATAAGTCCAGGGCGTCAACGCCGGGCCACCACAGGCCACACCGGGCGGGCCACACCGGGCGGGCCGGACAGGCCACACAGGACGGGCCACCCGCCGCCGCTTGGAGCGGCTACATGGGGATTGAACCGCCCGCCCATATACGCGCGGCAACAGAGAACCCGCCGAAACCTGTGCAATCCCGCCAACGGGTCCGGCCTGTCCCGTTTTTCTCGCCGTGAAACCCTAAGCAAAACAACAGGTTGAAAGAAAGTTGCCCCCCAATGTCGTTTTTGCGTTGACGCAATCGCACCGATCTGCGCTTTCTCTGGACACACCGGAAGACGGAGCGGCGCCAACGGCGGCCGGACTTCCCAAGGTCTTTGACATTGTGAGCAAGCAAGGTCCCGCCAGTCGGTCCCGCCATGAAACGCCCTAGGGCGCGAGCGGGGGAGCCGCGTAGGGGCCTCGCCCGAAAGGGTCCCTAGGGTTCGCCCCTAGGCTGACCATGCCGGTTGACCGGCGAAACCCTTGAACGATTGGAGCGCCACCATGGGCATGAGACTAAAGACTGACACCGCCGCTCGCCCTCCCTTGCTGGTCACCCTTGGGGACTATGAGCGCAACACACTAGACCGCGCCAAGGCTGCAGGACGCCCCGGCTATTGGGACGCGGTCACCGCAATGCTGGATACGGCGGCGGATGTCATTGACGAGGCTGGGAGCGTTGACGAGGCGCGCCACATCCTTGGCATCATCGCCGCGGACATCCTCGAAACCGTCCGGCAAGCGCGGGTCTACGTTCGCAAGGTTGCCACCACCTAAAGACGTCTGAAGAGGCCCTTGAGAAAGGCCGAAACCGCCACCCCTAGGCGGTCGCGTTGTCTCTAGACGATTGCACCCACACGAACGCAAAGGAAGGTCCCGCCATGAACGGCGCAATTCTCTATGAAGGCCCGTCAGCCATCGACGGCCAACCCATCGTCGTGATCGCCACAGGCCTTAGCGGTCGGTCGCGTAACGAAAAGACCGGCGACATGGTCCAAACGTGGGTCCTGCGGTCTGACATCGCCCCTCATGATGCCGTGAAGGGTGGACAGGACGAAAGTGTCTGCGGTCAATGCCCCCATCGCGGGACCATGGTTGACGGGAAGAATGTTGGCCGGTCCTGCTATGTGACGGTCTTTCAAGCGCCTCTCAGCGTGTACAAGGCTTATCACAGGGGCATCTACCCGCGCCTTAATGCCTTCGAGGCCGCAGCCGCTCTGGCCGGTCGGATGGTCCGCCTAGGGGCCTATGGAGACCCCGCCGCCGCACCCTTCGCCATGTGGAAGATGGCCACCAGCCGCGCCAAGGGTTGGACCGGGTACACCCATCAATGGCGCACGGCTGACCCCCGCTTTGCCGCTCTGTGCATGGCCAGTGCCGACACGGCGGAAGAGGGTGAAGAGGCCCGCGCTGCAGGTTGGCGGACGTTCCGGGTCCGCACGGCTTCCGGCGCTGTTGCCCCCCGTGAGTTCATCTGTCCCGCGTCGGAAGAGGCCGGGTATAAGACCGACTGCGCCACGTGCAAGGCTTGCATGGGGACCGACGCGAAGGCGAAGGCCTCTCCGGTGATCATCGCCCATGGGGCCACCGCGCGGGCCTTTGAACGCCGCCAAGCCGCCTAGGCCCTAGCGATCACGCAAACGCACACACCCCGCCTGACGAGGCCCGTGGCAGGGCCGAAACCGTCGCTGAGACGGTCGCGGAGCCAAACCCCCCGCACACCGAAAGAGCCACCCAATGTACGCCCTTACCACCCGCACCGGTCGCGTTGTTCTGGAAGGCTACCAAAGCCACGCCGACGCCGTCCGACTGGCCCGCGAGATGGGTCTCCAAGTCCGCAAGATGATGGACCCCATCTGCGCCCCGCGTTCGCTCTCCAGCGTCTTCCGGGGGGTCTGATCGATGACCGCCACCCGCCGCCGCACCATCCGCCAGCCGTCCGCTGAGAGTGTCTACGAGGCCCGCTATCACGCCAGCGCCACCTATCGCCGCGCCCGTCGTCGGGAGGCCGTGAGGCTCTGGCTCTGGGTCTATGTCGGGTGCTTCGCCCTGTCCATCCCGCTCGCCCTGTTCGCCTAGCCCCCATCCCAGCCCGCCCAGGGCGACACCTAGGGCGGGCTGCAGTGGTCGCTTGGACCTAGCCCGCTGGCCTCGCCAGCTACACGAAAGATGATCCGATGTTCGAAGACATGCCCGCCACGGTGCAGGTGGCCACGGCCCTCCGCGCTGCCTACTTCGTGAACCCGTCCGACGCCCTGTGGTCCGCCCGCATGGACGCCATCTCCGCCATGACGCGGGCAGAGGACGGCTACTACGTCTCCATGCGGTGGCTGCTGTCGGACCTCGCCGCGTTCGCCTACTGGGCCGCCCTCTGATGGCCCTCGCCGACAGGATCACGGCGCTCATCCAAGGCGCGCTCATCCACCCCGACCCTCACGAGGCCGCCAAGCTCCTCCGCAAGCGCGCCCGGCTGATCGCCAAGGGGGACCGCTCCAAGTGGCCCTCAGGGGTCACCGTGGCCGACTGGCTGGACGCCCAGAGCCGACTGCTGGCTGCGGCCAACGCCCTCTCCCCTGCCACCTGAAAGGAAGCCTGACCCATGCACCCCATCACCATCGACCTGACCGGCCCCGACTGGGAGCCTGAGGCATCCATCAAGTGGTACGCCCAGTGCGGCGGCACGTTCGCCTTCGGTCCTGACCCGCACGCCGCGCTCGCTGCGCTGCTGCTGCTCCTCCCTGCCACCTGACGAGGCCCCCTGAGACAGGGCCGAAACCCGCTGCGGCGGGTCGTGGCGTCTCATCGCCCATCACCAACGACAAGGAAGCACCCAATGCGCACCTCCTACCCCGCCCCCAGCGTCACCGAGAACGTGGCCCTCGCCGCCATGTGCCTCATGGAAGAGGCCTCAGAGCGCACCCTGCTGGCCAACGAGGACCAGTGGCCCGGCATCAACAGGTGGCGCGAGACCCAAGGGTCCTACGCCCTGCGGTCTGAGTTGCTCGCCGACGCCGCGCTGGTCGAGGCCGCGTGGGACGTCCTGAACCCGAGCGATGGCACCGTGTCCATCACCGAGGACCTCGGCCTGTACGCCTTCGACTTCGACTTCTGCCCGCGCCTCCTGACGATCCTCTTTGAGGGCGACGAAGAGGTGACCTGTCCGCTGCTCGCCGCCCAGATCGTGGTCGGCTCCGAGTTGGTCGCGCAGTTCGCCAAGGCGGTGGCCCGATGAACACCTCAACCTACGCCTACCTGCTGTCCCTCGTGGTCTGGGGGAAGAACGCCACGCCCGGCCCGCTGGGTGGGTGCCACGCCGCCGAAAGCCTCCAGTGGCGGGTCTACCGGTCGCTGACCGACGCCGAACGCCCCGAAGCCTTCCGCGCCCGCCGCACCCTCAAGACCATCGACATGTTCGCCAAGCTGGTCACCTGCCGCCGCCTGTCCGCCGGTTCGCTCGGGCAACCCCTCCCCTAGCCCCCATCCGAGCCCCTGCAAGACCACCTGCAGGGGCTCCAGTGGTCGCTTGGACCTGTCACCCACGAAGGAAGCAACACCACATGACCGACTGCCCCATCAGCCAGATCGTGGCCGAGCGGAAGGCCGCGCTGACCTACCGCGAGAGCCCCATCCCGGCCCTGCGCTTCGCCAACGGTGCGAACCTGTCCGTTCAGGCCTCCAGCGCCCACTACTGCACACCGCGCGACAACGTCGGGCCGTGGGCCAGCTTCGAGTGTGGCCGGGCAGACCACCGCCAGTTCCCCGAGCTTCGCCCCTACCGGGTGGCCGGGCTTGGCACCGATGGCGTCCACCCGTTCGTCCCCGCCCGCGTCATCCGCGCCATCCTCAAGCGGTGCGGGGGGCTGGCCCGATGAGCCTCCCCATGTCCCACCCCGAGGCCGCCCGCATCTGCGGCCGCCAAAGCACCGGCTCCCTGCGCGCGATGGTGGTCGCCCTCTCGATCCACCCGTGGCTCAACACCAAGGACGACGAGAGGAGGCTGAAGGCTGCCAAGGTGGTGCTGTCCGCCCGCAAGAGCGCCTCACAATGAGGCCACTTGCGCGTTGGTGCAAACGCAACTAGGACCTACACTGCTGTCACAGCGCCGGGCGCAATCCTGCGGACGCGGTACTCAAGGGACGGTCAATGTCAGCTCACCAGATCAAGGCTTCAGAGGCATGCCCACCGACCTTTACATCCCGCAAATCGCCGGAGTGTCCGCCCATGTCGAGTTCGCCGATCCACGCGCCCCCGACGAGCCGTTCGTCTGGTGTCTTCGCAGAGCAGCGTCTTTCCAATTCCGCATCGGGAGCGTATCAGGGGTCATCTCCTTCGGCGCGACCCGCAGCGGGGGATGGCGCAAGGGGAGTACGGACGATGGCGAAGGGCAGGGCAGCGCCCAAGGGGACCATCGGTCTCTACCGTGTGATGGACGAGCTGTTCCGCACGGACAGCAACATGCCGGTGGCCCAGGCGGTGATCTTCCTGTTCATTGCGGCGCGGTCGGCGGACCCTGCGTCTGCGCCAACGATGACGGACATTGCGGTTGCCCTCTCCACGGATGTGAGCCGCGTGAGCCGCAACGTGAAGCTCCTCTGCGAGGCCGGTCTGGTCGAGACGCAGCGTGACCCGCTGGACCCCCGCTCCAAGCTGTCCTTCGTGACGGCGCAGGGCCACGCCTTCCTCACCCGCCTCACCACCCTGATCGACTAGGAGAACCCACCCCCATGACTATCCGCCAACGCGGCAAGTCCTTCATGGTAGATGTGAAGGTGCTGGCCGCCCGCAACCCCTCGTCTGAAGACGTTCGCGTTCGCGTGACTGCCAAAACGCGGGACGATGCTATCCGCCTAGAGTCCCTGATCCGCGCCGAGGTCATGAGGACTGGCCGCTGGTCCCCGCAAGCTGACGACGCCATGTCAGCCGCCCGGTCTACACCTGCCCGCAAGGAGGGGACCCTGAAGGCCGCGCTCAAGTGGGCGTGGGACCACCCGACCAAGGGCTGGCACCTCGCGAAGGAAGCGTCGGCCGAGGGGCAGAGGCGCAACGCCCAGATGGTCATCGACTTCCTCGGCGAGGACACCCTGTGCTGTGACATCGGGCGGGAGGACTTCGAGCGCGCGGCCACCCACTTCAAGGCCAAGGGCAACAGCAACGACACCGTCACCCGGAAGCTCCAAGCCTTCTCGCGGGTGCTGTGGTTCGCCGAGCGCAAGGGATGGATCAAGGCCCGCCCCAGCTGGGACCGCGCACCGAGCGCCCCGCACCGCAGCTTCATCTTCTCCCCCGACCTGGAGGCCAAGGTGCTGGACTTCTTCGAGACCGTGGCGTGGGACCCGGCGATGGCCGACCTGTTCCGCCTCGGGGTGGACACCGGCTGCCGCCTCGGCGAACTGCTGCACCTCAAGGCGGGCGATGTGAACCTGATCGACGGGTTCATCACGGCGCGCGGCGAGAGCGGCTCCACGAAGAACGGCGAGGTCCGCGAGGTGGCCCTGAACAAGCGCGCCAAGGCCCGGCTGGCAGTCCTGCTGGTAGGCAAGGAGCGGGGCGACCGCCTGTTCCCCGGATGGAGGGCCGAGAGGGTCAGCCGCCGGATGGTCCAGTGCCGCAACGCGCTGGGCTACGAGGGGGAGAAGGGCTTCACGTTCCACTCCACCCGCCACACCTGCGGCACCCGCATGGCCGGGGCAGGGGTCAACACCCAGCTCCTCCTTGACCAGCTCGGGCACCGCTCGCAGGTGATGGCCAGGGTCTACGTCAACGCCGCCCCCACCGCCCGCCGAGACGCGATCCTCAAGGCGATGGGGGAATAAGTCACACCCTAGGTGCGCTGCCCCCTTTGTGTATCCCTTTAAGTCAGACTTGAAGTGGCACACGAGGGGGTGACAGCCACCGGGTGATGGTACCCCCTGCTGGACTTGAACCAGCACGCCCGAGGACCCGGCATTTTAAGTGCCGTGCGTCTACCAGTTCCGCCAAGGGGGCAAGGCCTCCCGTCTACAGCAGGAGCTGTGCCCCGGCAATGTGTCCCCTGTGCCCTCGGGTCACGCGCAATCCCTTACAGCACAACGATGTGCCCCAATTTCCGCAGACTTAAAATCAGACTGTTGCGTTCGCGCAATCGGGACTGACGCACCTCTAGGCCCGCTGCTCTAAGCGGCCAACCTTTGCGAACACGCGAGCATCCATGTGCCCCGGCCGCCTGTGCCCCGGAGGCTGTGACCCCGTGTGCCCCCTGACCCCACCATCCGAAGAGAGACGCATGACCGAACCCCACCTGCTCGCCGACATCGAAGTCCTCGCCACCGAGATCACCGACCCCCGTGTCGCCCGCCAGTTCGAGCTGGAGACGGAGATGATCGAGGACGGCGCGCACCGCTACTGGGACCGGGTCGCGAAGGCCCGTCCGGGCTTCGACGAGAACGGCCACAAGCGGGAAGGGGAGGAGAGCCGCACGCCCGCCGCCCAGTGCCTCCTGCGCCTGAGCATCGGGCCGGTCACCGAGGGCGTCATCGAGTTCCTCGAAGATGCCGCCGGGGGGAAGGCGGGTCGCCGCCACATCGCCGTGAAGCACCTCAAGCTGATCGAGCCCGAGGCCGCCGCCTTCCTCGCCATGAAGCGGGTGATGGACGGCTTCTCTCTCGGCCTGTCGATGGCTTCGATGAACATCCGCATCGGCCGCACCATCGAGGACGAGATCAAGCTGCGCCAGTGGAACGACCAACGCCCGGCCCTGCTTGAAGCCATCCGCTCGCGGTTCGTCACCAAGAACTTCTCGTTCCACCGCCGGGTCCTCAAGGCCCTCGCTCGCCGCTACGATGTGGACCTTGGCGAGCCGTGGTCCGACAACGAGGCGCTTCAGGTGGGCTCCGCGCTGGTCACCGTCGTGATCCAGAAGACCGGCCTGTTCGAGGTCATCAACGAGGCTGGCCGTCTGGTCATCAAGCCGACCGAGCGCGCCCAGCAGTGGGTCCGCGACAAGGACGCCCAGGCCCAGTTCCTGTACCCCACCTACATGCCCACCGTGGTGCCTCCCAAGCCGTGGACCTCGCCGGTCGGCGGCGGCTACTACTTCGGGCTGGCCAACAAGCTGCGCCTCGTGAAGTCCCGCAGCCGTGGCTACCAGTCCGAGCTGAAGGAGTGGGACATGCCCGACGTGTACCGCGCAGTGAACGCGATGCAGGACACGGCGTGGCAGGTGAACACCTCCGTGCTGGACCTCATGTCCGAGGCTGTCCGCTCCGGGTCCGCCCTCGCTGGCCTCCCCGAGACCCACCAAGAGCCCGTGCCCCTCGCCCCAGCTGGCATCCCGCTGGAGAAGGAGAAGCGCACCGCCGCCCAGCAGGAGCAGCTGGTCCAGC